GAAACATTAACAAATTCAAGATCACCCTCAAGAGTTTTTCTAATTATGACCCTCGTGATGTCCGCCCTATTAACCATGCTGAGCTTGAAGTCCTTGACCCAATGTTTCTAAATTTCACAATCAAAAGGATGAATAAACATGGACTCTTAACTCGTATCTACAATTTATTCAGACCTGAACCTGAAACCCGTTTAGTAGCTTCTTTAGAACTCCTTTTTTATGCTCTCACCCCTAACAACACTTTAGGAGACCCAAAAACCTGCTTACTGAGAATCAGGAATGCTTGCACCCAATTTCAAAAATTCAACATTCATCGTGAATGCACTATAAGTGACGACGTTTACCGCGCCACCGAACTCCTTGCTCAACATTATTATCTGAGGACCACCAGAACTCTGGCGGATTTTCAGCTCCTGGGAGTCGAAACGAAAGAAATTTTGTACAAATTGGATACCATACCCGAAGCGCCCACCTTCCTCTCCCAGCACAAACTAAAGATTCTATTAATATTAAGTTTATCCACCCTGTTTATGATGAACCGAAAGACATTGCTTCAAAAAGTGTTGGACCTACATTCATCGGTGCCTGTTACCCAAAAGCCTCAAATAAATCTATCCTCAACATTCTTGCCTGTGCCTCAAAAAGGATTGGAGCTGTCACACCTAAAATCGACCGCAATAGACTACTTCAACTCATCCTTTTTACTCGAGCCTTTTGTCGTAACAACTTCAAACAACTCGCAGCTGATGACCCAATCTCTTTTGAAGAATGGATCGCAGATGCTCCCTATACCCCTATTAGAAAAGAACAACTTAGAGCAGCTTATGAATCACTACAATCCGACCCCATTTGTGCGAAGGACTTTAATGTCAAATCTTTTATCAAGGAAGAATCTTATGATGTTTACAAGTGCCCTCGTGGAATATACTCAAGAACTGATAGGTTCAAAGTTTACGTCGCTCCTCTCATCTCTAAGATCCAAAAATTGGTCTTTTCTCACCCAGCTTTCATTAAAACTGTCCCCGTTCAAGAACGTGCTGCATACATTGACAGACTTTTTGAAGGTAGCATTGGTAGCTATTATGCTGGTGACTACACAGCTTACGAATCACATTTCACAAAGGAATTTTTCGAATGCACCGAATTTATCGCATATGATTACATATGCCAACTCAATCCCATTGCTATTGCAATCCTCACTCTCTTCAAGAGGGTGGTCTCAGGTTTAAATTACATCATCTTTAGGACTGTAAGTCTTAAAGTCGCTGCTACCAGAATGTCTGGTGAAATGAACACTTCTCTAGGTAATGGACTTGTCAACTTAATCATCATTAATTTTATTTGCTGTGAACTTCACAATAATTCAGTAACTTGTATTGTGGAGGGTGATGATTCTTTATTTCGCACAACTGCTAGTGTGACATCAGAAGACTTCATTTCCTGTGGGTTGACCTGCCTACTCGAAAAACATGAAAAGATACATACTGCCAGTTTCTGTGGTATTATCTACCATCCTCATGATGGAAACATTATCACTGACCCAATAAAAGTACTACTAAAAACACCTTATTTACCTAGAAAGTGGTGCACTTCTTCCACCAAAGTCC